AGGACGGCGTGGGACGCCGGCGCAGAGGTGGACGTGCCGGACGAGCTGGGGCGCCGGCTCATCGCCCGGGGCTCCGCGGAGGAGCTGAGCGCGGAGGAGCACACGGAGCGCACGAAGCCCGCGGGGCGCCGTGAGCGCGCCGTCCGCGGGAGCCGGGAGACGCGCTAGTGGCCGCCGGCGACCTCATCACGCTGGCAGAGCTGAAGGTGGCGCTCGAGACGACGTCGACGGCTTCAGACGCCGCGCTCGCGCAGCTCATCACGCAAGCCTCGAGCGCGCTCGCAGACTTCGCCGGCCGCGAGTACGTGGGCCCGGTGGCCGCGGAGGCGCGGCTCTTCAGCGTCGACGGGTGGGACACCGATTACGGCATCCCCGTGGGCGACCTCCGGACCGCGGCGGGCATCACCGCCGCGGCGCTCATCGCGGCTGACGGGACCTCCACCGCGCTGACGCCGGCGACGGCGCTCAGCGCTCTGCCGCTCTACCGGCCGGCCGGCTCCCCGGCGGAGCGCGTCCGGTTCGCCGGCGGGACCACGCCGGCCTCCGGGAGCACGCTCAGCATCACGGCGCTATGGGGATGGCCGGAGGTGCCGGAGTACGTGAAGCGCGCGGCGATCCTCACCGTGAACGCGTGGAGCCGGCGCTCGCCGGCGGCGTGGGACGCCGTGGAGGCGGAGGATGGGCGGATGCTCTACCCCTCCTCCCCGGACGGATGGGCGCTGCCGATGGCGGCGAAGCAGCTCCTCTCCCGGGACCGCCGGCGGGGGATCGTGTGAGCGCGAACCTCATCCCCGCGGTAAAGGCCGCGCTCGAGGACAATCTCCGCCCGCTGCTCGCGCCGGTGGCCGTGACGTGGGGCACGGAGAGGCAGCGCGGTGGTGGCGCCGAATGGGTGGTGATCGGTGACGTCGACGGACCTCAGCGCGCCGTGAGCCTCAGCCGGCGGGCGGAGGGGCACCGCCGTGAGCAGGTGCCCACCGTTCTCGTGCAGGTGTTCAAGCAGGGGCGCGACATCGACACTCCTCGAGCGCTCTCAGAGCGCGTGTTCGAGCTGGTCGACGTGGTGGAGACGTACCTCCGCGAGAATCCCACCGTGGGCCTCAACGGGCCCGCGCTGCCGTACGTCATCGACGCTCAGGTGGTCCGAACGGACCTGAAGGAGAGCACGGACGGCGATCAGCGCACGTCCCGCGTGGACGTGTTCGTGCAGGTGACAGGCCGCAGCTAATGGGAGGTGCAGGATCATGCGTGTGAGGTACACCGGTGGAATCGACAGCGTGCGTGTGCCGCTGCCGAATGGCCGTGTTCTCGTGGCGGATCGGCTCGAGCCGGTGGACCTCCGCGAGCTGCCGGCATTCGAGGGAGCGGCGCGTGAGGCGGACGCGCTCGCGAAGCAGCTCCTCCGTTCGGAGGAGTGGGAGCAGGTGGGCGACGAGCCGGCGTCGAAGGGCTCGAGCGACACCACGAAGCAGGGGGGTGAGTCGTGACGGTGCGCTCAGGGCTGGGCAGCGTGGTTCAGATCGGTGAGGAGGTGACGTACGGGACGTTCATCGCGCCGACCCGTGCGCTCGAGCACCGATCGGAGAGCATGACGGAAGCGATCGAGAGGATTCAGTCCGAAGGCATCCGCAAGGGGCAGCGCGTCCGGCGCACCGGCCGGTGGGCCGTGAACCGGAAGGGCGGCGCCGGCGCGGTGACGTTCGAGCTGGCATCCAAGGGGTTCGGGCTCCTCCTGAAGCACGCAATGGGCGGCGTGACGATCACCACGCCGGTTGGCTTCACGAACGCGCGCCGGCACCGGATGGTGCTGGGCGATATGGACACGCTCTCCCTCACGCTTCAGAAGGGCATCCCCGACACGGAGACGGGCACCGTCAACCCGTTCTCTTTCCTCGGCGCCGTCATCGCGGAATGGGAGCTGAGCGTCGACGTCGACGGGCTCGTGATGCTCTCCACGACCTTCGACGCGCGCGAGGTGGAGACTTCCTCACCGCTCGCGGCCGCGGCCTACCCGGCGGCGGATCGCGTGTTCGGCTATCAGGACTGCCTCGTGCAGATCGAAGGCGCGGACGTGCTCCCCACCTCCGTCTCTCTCTCGTGCTCTCACGGGCTCAAGACGGACCGCTACTACGTGAACCGGACGGTGCTCAAGCGCCGGCCGTTCCCCGCGGATCACGCGGCTCTCGGGGGCACGCTTACGTTCGAGTTCGAGTCGATGGCGGCCGTGAACCGGTGGCGCACGGCGGCCCCGGGCGCGGAGGTGCCGCTCACGTTCAGCGCGCGCGGCGCTGAGATCGACGCCGGCGTCTCGTGGTTCGAGCTGTTCGGGAACATGCCGAAGGTGCGCTTCGAGGGTGAGACGCCGACCGTCGCGGGCCCGGACGTGGTGACCCTCTCTCAGCCGTTCGTGGTGCTGGACGATGAGGTGAGCGAACCGCTGACGCTGGACTACATCACCACGGACACGACGAGCTAGGGCGCCGTCGTGGCGGCGGTTCCCTCCCGTGCGGCGGGCGTGGTCACCGTGGAGGGGCTCTCGGCATTCCGCCGGGACCTCTCCCGGATCGACCGCGACCTCGCGCGGGAGGTGCCGGCGGCGCTGAAGGATGCCGCGGAGATAGTGGCGGCGGAGGCGCGCCGGCGGGCGCCGGTGGGCTCGAGGCCGATCCCGCGGCAGCGCCGGCCGCGGCGCCGGATGAGGGACACGATCAAGCCGTTTTCCAAGGGGACCACCGCCGGCGTTAGGGTGGGGGTGGTGAGCACGTCGGGAGGCAAGGTGTATCCGTATCCACGGGTGCTCGAGTTCGGTCGCAACCGGGCTCGTGCCTTCCTCGCGCCGGCGCTCGCGGCAAAGGGGCCGGAGGTTCAGGATCGCGTTAGCGACGTGCTGGACCGGGTGGCCGACACGTGGGAACGGAGGTAGGGCATGAGCGACGAGACTCTCGAGGTACAGCTCACGGACGCTGAGGCGCAGGAGGTGGCGGAGACGGCGCCGGCGCCGACGTTCATGGTGGGCAAGCAGCGCGTGAAGCTCCTCCGCACGAAGCAGCTCACGCTAGGCGAGCTGGGATGGCTGAAGCGCGAGCGCGGCATTCGGGGGATGGTCGACCTCGAGGATGGCGTCATGGAAATGGACCCGGACGCGTGGAGCGGGCTCGTCTACCTCAGCGCGGTGCGCGAGCTGCCGGCGCTCGAGCCGGACCACCCGGACCTCGCGGCGGTGCTCGTCATGCCGCTGCTCGAGGAGGGGAATCAGCTCGTGCGGGACGCGCTGGACGCCGCGCTCGAGGCGAAGCGCGAGGAGGCCGCGAAGCTCCCCCCGGCCGTCGCCGGCGGCGCTCCGGCCCGCCGGCGGACGCGCTCCACGGCGACCCCCGGCGACTCTGGCGGCCCCACCTCGCAGAGCGCTACGGGCTGAAGCCGTGGGACCTCGAGCAGCTCAGGCCGGACGAATGGGACCTGCTCGAGCGGGAGGAGGCGAAGCGCACGGACGCGGCGGTGAGGCAGCTCCGCGAGGCCGGCGCGGAGCTGGGACGGGCAGCGGCGGAGCGGGAGAGGCGCGGCCGGGGCGGCGCGATGAGCAGGGAGGCGTGAGGTGAGCACCGCCGTTCGGCGTCTCGAGGTTCGCGTCACCGGCGACGCGCGCGACCTCTCCCGCACCTTCGCTCAGGTGAACCGGACGGTAGGGCAGAGCGACGGGCACTTCCGGAAGGCCTCGAGCGGGCTCTCCGTGCTCACCCGTGGGGCCGGCATCGCGGTGGCGGCGCTGGGCGGCGCCGGCCTCGTGGGGCAGGCCTTCAAGGCGACTCAGGCCGCCGGCAACCTAGGCGAGCAGGTGAGCAAGAGCGGGGCCGTGTTCGGGAAGGCCGCTCCGGAGATTCAGCGGTGGGGAAAGACGACGGCTACCGCTATCGGACTGAGCAACCGCGCCGCGCTCGAGGCCGCCGGCACCTTCGGGAACATGCTCGTGCCGATGGGGCTCGCGCGGGCGAAGGCCGCGGATATGTCCCGCGGGATGGTGAACCTCGCGGGCGACCTCGCGAGCTTCAACAACGCCGATCCCACGGAGGTGCTCGACTCCCTCCGCGCCGGGCTCGCCGGCGAGACGGAGCCGCTCCGCCGGTTCGGCGTGTTCCTCAACGCGGCGCGCGTGGAGGCGGAGGCGCTCGCGCTGGGGCTCGCGAAGGAAGGGCAGGAGGTGAGCGCGGCCGCCAAGGCGCAAGCGACCTACTCCCTCATCCTGAAGGACACGAAGGACGCACAAGGCGACTTCACGCGCACCTCCGGGAGCCTCGCGAATCAGCAGAGGATTCTGAACGCGGAATGGGAGAACGCTCAGGCGGAGCTGGGGCAGGCGCTCCTGCCGGCGATGACTTCCCTCGTGGGCGTCACGCGTGACGTGATCGGCGTCACGCTCGAGCACAAGGGCACCTTGGTGGAGGTGGCGAAGTGGGCCGGAATCGCCGGCGCCGCGGTGGGCACGTACGTGGGCGTGACGAAGAGCGCGGCGGCGACCTCCGCCACGCTGACGTCGATCCGCGCCGCGGCGACCGGAGCCGGCCTCGCGGCTGACGGAGCGCGGCTCTCATTCCGCGCGTTCGCTCAGGGAGGGCTTCAGGCTCTCGGCAAGGGCGGCATGGTCGGGCTCGCGCTCGCCGGCGTGGTCGGGCTGACGCTCGCCGTGTGGAAGCTCCGCGACGGGGAGAACGCCGCGACGGCGGCCGCGCGCGAGGCCGCGGCCGCGAACCGGTCGGCGGCGGATGCCTCGAGGGACCGGACGGCGGCCGTCCGCGATCAGGAGGCCGCGCTCGACTCCCTGAAGGGGGCGAACCTCGGCGTGCAGGAGGCGTCCCTCCGGGTGGAGGAGGCGACGAAGAGGGCGACGGAGGCGGAGCGCGAGCACGGCCGCGGCAGCCTCGAGGCGCGCCGGGCGGCGCTGGACCTGAAGCGGGCTCAGATCGACCTTCGCGACGCGCGCCGCGCTCAGACGGTGGAGGTGGAGAAGCAGGACAATGCGGCCGGCCGGACGGCGAAGGCTCTCCGCGATGAGGTGACGGCCGCGAAGGAAGCGGTGCGGACGAATGAGCAGCGCGTCACCGGCGTGCGAATGGGGCTCATCGCCGGCCGCGAGGCCGACAAGATCACGAAGGAGTACGCGGCCTCTCAGCGCCGGCTCAACGACGCGCTGAGCACCGCCGCGGCGCGCCACCGGCTGAACGCTCAGCGGGCCCGGGAGCAGGCCGGCGCGATCAAGGGCACCGGGCCGGCGGCCGACACGGCACGGGAAAAGCTCCTGAAGCTCGCGGACGTGGAGCTGAAGCGCGCTCAGACGCGCGAGCTAGAGGCCGGCCTCGCGGCGCTCGTGACGAGCGCGGACAAGGCGCTGAGCGCGATCCTCCGGCTCTCCTCCGCGAAGCCGGGCGCGCCGGCGGCCGATTTCTCGGACTTCAGGGCCGGCGGCGGGTACATCCGTGGGCCCCGGGGGGCGGCGCGGCAGATCACCGCGCACGGCGATGAGGTGGTGCTGAACCCCGCTCAGATCGGGATGGTGGGACGCGATCGCATTGACTCCGCGCTCATGGCGACGGGCGGCGTCATGGGCGGCCGGAGCTTCGCGGCCGGCGGGTACGTCAACCCCGTGCCCGGTGGCTCGTGGCGGTACGGGCCGGGCGCCGGCACGCACTCGAGGAGTGAGCGCGGGTACGTGTGGCAGGACGATGACGCGTGGGACATCATGGGCAGCGACGGCACCCCGGTGTATGCGGGGTTCAGCGGCACCGTGGGGCGCGTCTCCGGCTTCAACAGCGACCCCCGCTTTTGGGGACACGGGCTCTACCTTCAGGGCGGAGCGGGGACCCTGTTCTATAAGCACCTGAAGAGCGTGGCCGTGGGCGCCGGCTCGAGCGTGGAGGCCGGGCAGCTCCTCGGCACTCTCGGCTCCGGAGTGAACGGCGGGCCCCACCTCCACCTCGGCGCGCAGCCGGCGTCGCTGCTCTCCGCGCTCCGTGCCGGCGGGCCCCCGGGCGCCGGCGCCGATGGCGGGGAGGAGGGGCGCTCCACGAAGGAAGAGCTGTCACCGCTCGCGCGCGTCACCCGCGCTCTCGTGGGCACCACCGCGTTCGGTGGCAAGGGCGCCCGCGCGCTCGCCGGCGCGCTGACCACCGGGCGCACGCTGGGCTCCGTTCTCGGCAAGCGCGGCGCGTCGATCGAGGCTACCTCCGATCGGACGGGCGGCGTCGGGCTGGGCGCCGGCGAGCAGCGCGGCGTGACCCTCCGGGGGGTGGCGGCGCGGCGCAAGGCGCGCAAGGCCGGCAAGTCACCGGAGGAGGTGAGCGCGGCCGGGCAGGAGGCGGAGCGCAAGGCGGAGGTGACCGCGCTCAAGCGGCACGTGCGGAACATTGACACCGCGCGCCGCGACCTGAAGGCAGAGCAGGGCCGGCTAAACCGGAAGCTCGCGAAGATCCTCAAGCAGAAGGATGCGAAGCCGGGCACGAAGCAGGCCGCGGCTCGCGCGATCCGCGCTCAGCTCCGGAGCATCCGTCGCGAGCTAGACGAGCTGGTGGGGATGCGCGCTGAGGTGACGGCGCGGCTCGCGGAGCTGGACGAAGCGGCGGAGGGCGAGGCCTACGATGCGGCGTGGGAGGCCGGCGAGAGCGGCGACGCTGAGCCTCCTCCGTCCGCGATGGATTGGGCCGACGCGCGGATGGCTCAGGCCGGACTGACCCCCGGGCTCGAGGACGACCTAGCGGCCGCGCAGCACATAGAGGCGCTCTCCGCCGCGGACTACGCGGACGCGGTGAGGAGCAACGACCCGCGGCGCATCCGCGACGCGGCGAACGCGTGGGCTCAGGCCGCGGAGACGCGGCGGCAGATAGAGGCGACGATGGCGAACACGACGGCGCTCGAGGCGAACACGTCCGCGCTCCGCGAATCCTTCGGCGGCTCCGCCGTGTTCGACTACCGTTCGCAGCGGTACGCGGCGCTCCCCTCGAGCGACCGACTCGAGACGCTAGGGCTGGGGGTCTAGGTGCTCAGGATCGGACGGCTGAAGCTCGAGGACCCGGAGTCGTTCCCGGAGCCGATGGGGCAGAGCGTGGCGGTGGTCGGCGGAGTGCCGATGCCGGGCCCGCGCTCAGGCATCACCGTCACCGCGGCGCTAAACAGCTTCACGGACACCGGCGGGACGATGGCGGAGCGCGAGCGCGTGCGCCGGCAGCTCCGGAGCATCCTCTCGAATCTGCCGATGCGTGCTCGAGGGCTCTTCCTCGAGTGGACGGAGGACGGCGAGCAGGACGGTTGGTACGTGCCGGGCTCCGCGATGAGCGACGTTGCCGGGAGCGGCGGGCTCGCGTCGGCGTTCTGGCGCTTCGCCGGCGTGGAGCTGACCCTCTTGGGCCGGCCGCGCACGCACCGGCGCGCCGTCGACGTGGAGCTGTTCGACCTCCGGACCGGGCTCTACCCGCGCGACACGAAGGGCGTGGTGCTCTCCACGGACTTCGGGGGGATGACGCCGCTCCTGCTCTCGTGGCTCCCGGCCGCCGTGACGGACCCGGTGGTGACCGCGTACGGGCCCACCACGATCACCACGGCGCGCTCCGGCTATGACGGCGCGGAGGTGCAGGCGCTCGTGGGCGCGCAGCACCTCGCGGTGGTGAGCTTCGAGCAGACGGCCGCCAACCGCCACCGCGGAGACGTGGTGGTGCACGATCGGCGCGGCGTGCTGACGGCTCCCACGACCGCTCCGGATGCGGCGTGGGAGGAGGTGTACGGGCCGGACTGGCCGTGGTTCGGCTCCACCTCAGACGTGCCGGTGCTCGAGAACGCGCTCGTGCGCGTGCGCTACGTGAGCGCGAACACGGACGGCTTCGCGATCGACCGGTGGACCGGTTCGGCGTGGTCCGAAGAGGGCAAGGTGACGATCCGCCGGGTGGGCGACACGACGGGATTCTGCGACACGCTTGTGAGCGCGCGGCTTCACGAATGGCATCCCCACCGGGCCGTCGTCGCCGTGGTGATGCGCCGGGCGGCGGACCTCTACAGCCGGGAGGAAGTGTTCATCACGCTTCAGCGCGGTTGGAAGGGCCCCCGGTTCGAGGTGTACCCCGCGTCCGTGGCGGCCGGCACGAAGGCGGGCGCCGGCGTGTTCTACACCGTGGCCGCGGCGGACCCGGCGCCGGGGGTGGCGATCAAGCAGGACACCTCATCCGTCGCAATCAACGACGTGATCGTGGGCGGAGGCGCCACGCTGGGCGCGTCGACCTTCACCGGGGAGGATTGGGCAGCGCTCGTCTCCTCCACCTCGAGTCAGGTTCTCGCGATCGCGGTGACTCAGGCGGCCGCGACGGCGATTCACGGCGCGTTCTCTGAGGCCTACGGCGCCGGCCGGAACACGCTGGGCGTGCAGACTGCCGCTCTGACGGGCTACGTGTCGGCGCGGCTGGGCTTCAGCTCCCCGGTGGCGAGCACGCGGGTGGAGGCGGAGAGCATGACGCTGAGCGCCGGCACCACGTCCGTCGCTGACGGCGTGGCCTACGGCGGCAACGCGGCCGCCGGCACCCGGACGGCGGAGGCCGATCACGTCACGAGCACGCCGGCGTGGGCGACCTCCTCACCGGGCGTCTATCGGCTGTTCGTGCGGGTGCGGAACACGAGCGCCGGCACGCTCTCCGTGCGTGGGCGGCTGAACGGCGTCGACGCGTCACGAGGGATCGTGACCACGACCTCAACGTCGTTCGTGTGGCTCGACCTCGGCACCGTCACGGCGGGCTCCGGCGGGACGCTCGCGATCCGTGCGTGGAGGGGGTCCGCGGGAACCTTCCACGTCGACACCGTGCTACCTATCCGCGTGCAGGATCGCGCCGGTAGCGCGCCGCTCTACGATGGCCCGGGGGACCTCGGGGCAGAAACGCTCATCGACAGCCGCACGCCGCTACGCGTGGTGCCGCGGTAGAGACAGGAGGACGGAATGGCAAAGGGAGACGTGGTGGGCGTGGCCTATCATCCGGCGCTGGGCGACCCGGACGGTGTGGCGCGGCTCAGCCTCGAGGTGGAGGCGGACGCGGACGGGAACGTGATCCGGGAGAAGCCGGGCGACCCGTGCGTGTGGAGCAACGACGCCGGCGGGTGGTGCGAGGTGCGGGAGGCGACGGCCGAAGAGCGCGCCGCTGGGCTCGCGCCGGCCGGCATCATGCCGGGGCGCAAGCTGAGCAAGCAGCCTCCGCAGGTGCCGGCGGTGCTCACGCCGGAGGTGATGGCGAAGGGCATCACCGCCAAGGCCTCCGCGTTCATCGCGGCCGGGCACCCGAAGGTGGCGGAGGAGTACCTCACGAACCGGGCGGAGCGCGGCGTGCTCCCGCTCGAGCAGCTCGAGGGCATCGCCGGCGAGCTGGGGCTCCGGTTCGTGAAGCCGGACCACGTCGACACCGTCACGGAGGGCTGAAGCGTGGGATCACTCACGGACACTCTCGAGAACACGATTCTCGACGCGATCACGAACGCGAGCGCGTACACCGGCGACGCGACTCAGCATTTCGCGGCGTTCACGGCGACCCCCTCAGACGCCGGCGGCGGCACGGAGGTGACTTCCGCGAACGCGTACGCGCGCGTGGCCGTCACGTCGAACACCACGAACTTCCCCGCGGCATCCGGTGGGAGCAAGAGCAACGGCACGGCGATTTCGTGGCCGCAGGCGACGGGCTCGTGGGGCTCCGTGGTGGCGGTGGCGGCGATGAGCGCAAGCTCCGCCGGGACGATGCGCTATTGGGACGACTTCACGGGGGTGACGATCGCGAGCGGTGACGTGCTCGAGATCCCCGTGGGCGGACTCACGATCACGCTGGACTGAGGGGCGCTCGAGGTGGCGCTCATCGAACGAATCATGGGCGTGGAGGAGAGCGTGCACGGGGCGAAGGTTCCCGTGCACGCGTTCTCCGCGCTCCTCCGTGAGCGGGCCCGGGGCCGGCTCACGAACACGGAGGCGCTCGCGGAGGTGAACGCGCTGCTACCCGCGGAGGACCCCCTCCGGCCGGCTGACACCACGGAGGCCTCCGCGCTGCTCACGAGCATCACGGGGGCCGGCAACGCAACGGCGATGCTGAACCGGGCGACGCTCATAGACGACGCTTTTCTGCTCGCGGAGGCGGCCGCTCCGGGATGGAACACGCCGGCGAAGGTGCGCGCGAAGCTGGGGCTCTAGGGCGTGGGCCTCTCCGTCAAGCGGGGCACGTTCGTGGCCGCCACCGCGACGGGGAATCAGGCCGTCACGGGGGTGGGATTTCAGGGGAAGGTCCTGCTCCTACAGGCGACCCGGCAGACGGCGCACGGCACGATAGAGACGGGCGGCATGGCGCTATCGGTCGGCGCCGCGACGAGCAGCACGCAACGGTGGGCGAACGCGATCGCGGCCGACGATGCCGCGGCGACCTCTAACGCCGGCCGGCGCTCCTCCTCCACGAAGTGTCTCGTGATCCTCGCGAGCGGCGCGCCGACCGTGAACGGCGAGTGCGATTTCGTCTCGTGGGACTCTGACGGCTTCACTATCAACTGGACGGACGCTCCCGCCGGCGCGTACCTCATCCACTATTACGTGCTGGGCGGGACCGATATCACGGACGCGAAGGCCGGCACGTTCACCGGGCAGGGGACCACCGGCGGGCAGGCCGTCACGGACCCCGGATTCCGTCCGGACTTCCTGATGCTCGCCGGCAGCGCGGTGACGACTCAGGACGGCAATAGCGCTACCTGCAACCTCTTTTTGGGGATGGCATCCGCGGGCAATCAGCGGGCCGTCTCCTCCTACGCGGTGAACGACGCGGCAGCGACCATGACTTCGGTGTCGATGCAGGTGTCGACTCAGATTCTCGAGCAGCTCTCCGCGTCGGCAGGCACGGAGACGTTCCGGGCCGATATCTCATCCTTCGACTCGACCGGTTTCACGCTGAGCTGGGGCGTCACGGCCGGCACTCAGGCGCTCCACTATCTCGCGATCAAGGGCGCCCGCCACCGCGTGAACGTGGAGACGAACCGGATCACCACGACCGGCACGAAGGCGACCACCGGCACGGGGTTCACCCCGAAGGGGCTCTTTGCTACGTGGTGGAACCGGGCGGCCGGCACGACGGTGGACACGACTCAGGCGAAGCTGGGCATCGGCACCTCAGACGGAGCGGCGCACGGGCACGTGTGGGCGCGCTCGCGCGACAACATCGCGGATTCTGAGGAGACTCATCGCAGCTCGAGCACGAACATGATTGAGACGACGAATGACACCGGGAGCACCGCCACCACGGCGGGTGTCGTCTCCTCATTCGACTCTGACGGCTTCACGCTCGACTGGACCGCGGCGGACGGCACCGCGCGTGAGTTCGCGTGGTGGGCGATCGGGCCGAACGCGAAGCCGATCACCCCCGCGGTGGTGGCGACGAGCACGGTGGGCATCACGGTGCGCCGTCGCCGGCGGGTGGCTCCGGCCACGGCAGCGCTGAGCACCGTCACCGCGACGACCCGGAGGCGCCGGCGCGTCACCGGGGTGGCGATCGCGAACGCCGGCGGCGTGGTGGTCACCCCCCGGCGCCGCAAGCCTGTCACCGGCGTGGCCGTATCTGCCGTCTCTGCCACCTCAGCGGCCCCACGGCGGCGCCGGAGGGTGACGGCGGGGGTAGCGGCCGTCTCGACCGTCTCCGTCGTCATACGGCGCCGGAGGAGGGTGGCGGCCGCGGTGGCCGGCGTCTCCGCCGTCGCGGTGACCACCCGGCGCCGGCGGAGGGTGGCGGCAGCCGCGGCCGCGCTGAGCACCGTCACGGCGACGACCCGGCGCCGGCGGAGGGTGAGCGCTCAGGTTCAGGCCTCGAGCACGGTGGTGGCTACCGCTCAGGTTTCCTCCGGCGTGGTGAACGTCACCCCGGCGATCACCGCGGTGGCGGTGGTGGGCATCACCGTGCTCCGGCGCCGGCGTCTCGTGGTGGGCGTCGCGTGCACCTCGAGCGCGACGGCGAACGCGTGGCGCGTGAAGCGCGTCACCGGGCTGGCCGTCGCCGGCGTCTCGAGCGTGACGGTGGCGGGCGCGCGCCGGCGCCGGAGGGTGGCCGTGGGAGTCGCCGGCGTCTCGAGCACCGCGGTGACCACGCGCCGGCGTCGCCGGGTGGCGGCCGGCGTGACGTGCAGCTCGAGCGCTACCGTGACCACGCGCCGGCGGCGGCGGGTGGCGGCGTCCGTCGCCGGCGTCTCGAGCGCGGTGGTGACCACCCGCCGGCGCCGGCGGGTGTCCCTCGTGCTCACGGCTCAGAGCAGCGCTCAGGTGCTCGCGCGCCGGCAGCCGCGGCAGGTGCTCGTGTCCGTCTCCGCGCTCGCCGGAGTCACCGCGGTGACTCGCCGGCGCCGGCGCGTGACGGTGGGCGTGTTCGCGACCTCGAGCGCGACCGCGGGCCCCCGGCGCCGGCGGCAGCTCGAGCTGAACGTCACCGGCTCGAGCACCGTCACCGTGGTGGCATCGGCCGGCGTGACGACTCTCCCGGGGCTCGCGATAGGGTCCTACCCGTGAGCACGAACGCAAGGCGCGTCGACGCCGTCACGTACCGCTTCAGGCTCGTGCGCCCGGACCCGGACGGGGACAAGCTCGTGCTGGGCAAGCCGTACAGCGTGCTCGCGCTCCCCTCCTCCCACCTCCCGGGCTCGCCGGACTTCGCTCAGGGCACGTACAGCGTGCGCGACGGCGACGCCGGCGAGTTCTCCGTGACGTTCCCGAACGCCGCGAACGGAGAGGGCTACCTGTACCGCGAGCTATTCGACCCGGACGGGGATCGACAGTTCCTCGAGATATGGCAGGGCCGGGAGCTTGAGTTCGTGGGCGTGGTTCAGCGGGTGGACGTCGACCGCTCGAGCGTGACGGTGAGCGGGGCCGATCCCTCCGTGCTGCTCCGGAAGGCCTACGAACGGGACCGGCCGCTACAGGTGGGCCCGGTGGACCTGATTCACCTCTACACCTACGTGCCGCGCGTGCTCGTGGCCGACAGCTTCGAGGGCGCATCACTCGACCCGGCGTGGACGCTCGAGCTAATCGGACCGTCTGGCGGGACCACGACCTCCGTAGTCGACGGCGCCTTCCGCATCACGGAGACGATCGGCGGGCAGACGGTGGAGATCCGTCAGGCGCCGACCGTGGCCGGCGGCTCTTACATGGATTGGGACTTTCGGACCGTGATACGGACGGCGCCGCGAGGTGGTGACGCGTGGACGGTAGTGCTCGAGGCGCGCGTCACCGGTGGCGGCGCGGACCTCGTGCGGCTCACGCTGGACGGCGGCTTGAATCTCGTCTCCGCGCGGAGTGAGAGGTATCCCGGCGTCGGGAGCATCATTGTGGCGCCGGCGCCGATCCCGGCGGACCCCACGTACCCGTGCACGCTCAGTCTCGAGGCGCGCGGCCGGTGGGTTCGCGCCTTCATCGACGGCCGGCTCGTCGCGTTCGTGCCGAACCTCGTGCCCGTGGGGACCTTCGCCGTACAGGCGTTCCTCTCCACCACCACGAACTTCCTCGAGCTTGAGACGGTATCGGTGCTCGCGCCGCTGCCGTGGCTTCAGGGCGAGCAGAGCACCGTCGTGTATGGCGATCAGGAATCACCCGTGGAGCTGCCGTACGGCGGGCTGAAGGGGTCCTATTTCGCGGATAACGACCTCGCGGGGATCGCGGCCGGCGAGCGCCGGTATCGCATCCTCGCGCCGGACCGTGAGCCGTTCGCGGTGCGGCAGGACAAGGCGATCGACACGAACGTGCCGGCGACGCTCGCGATCCCTCCGGCCGGCGGCCCGGTAGGGGACCGGAAGCTCTCAGCGCGCTGGACCGGGAGCGTGTACCTGCCGCTCGCATCGGGCACGTCGACGGAGTTCGCCGTGCAGGCGAACGCCGGCGCGCGCCTATGGGTGGGGAACCTCGAGGGCGTACCGATCATCGACACGTGGGACTTGGGAGTGCTGGCGCTGGACACTCAGAGCGTGCTTCACTCCCTGCTCGGATCGGTCGACGGGTGGGTTCCGATCCGGCTCGAGTGGTACTCCCTCGAGAACGCGCCGGTGGTCCGGCTGGGCTTCGACCCGGACGTGACGTACACCGATCCGGGCGGAACCGTCATCACCCCCGCGTGGGGAGGGAACACGATCCCCACCACGAGCCTCTCCCCGATGGGCGTGGTCGATGAGCGCGTGCAGGGGCAATCGCACTTCGACCTCGCGTACGGCACCGCGCGCGACTACGGGCACTCCATGAGGTTCCGCCCGTGGCCGTTCGAGCACACGTTTTTCCCCGGGCTCCTGTACCCGGAGCGCCGGATGGGGCGCGACACGGACGTGCTGCTAGTGGAGGAGGAGGACGAAAAGGGCGAGCCGATCCTCACCCCCGGCCGGACACTCGACAGCTCCGATCAGGCCGTGAGGGTGCGCGGCTCCGCGAACGGGCTCAACGGGAACCGCGGCAACCTCACCGCGGACGTGATGGACTCCACGGCCGCCAAGGCCGCGCTGTTCGTCACGGAGCGCTGGGTCGACGCCGGCGAGGTAGGGGATGAGCGACTCCTCTCCTCGAGGCTCTCGCAGGAGTTGACGCTCATCGGCTCGCCGTGGGAGGAGCTGAGGGGGACGCCGCTCGCGCAGGACCGGCTAGCCGATTCGTGGCCGCTCACGGGGGCCCTCGCGGCGATGAGGTGGGAGCCGGGGGACGGCGTGCGCGTGCGCGTGCGGGACTGTGGGATAGATGACGTGCTACCGCGGCGGATCACTCAGGTAACGCGGACCTTCGGAGTGGAGGGGCGCACGGGCGCCACCGTGAGCTTCAGGAACCGGCCTCGAGGCGCGGCGCTCGAGCTGAGGCGGCTCATCCGCGCTCAGGCGGTAGCTCAGCGTTCGGTGACTCCTCAGCTCGTGACGATCCCGGGCGAGTACGCAATCTCGAATCCGATCCCGGTTAGCGCGTACGGGGCCTATACGCGGTGCCTCCTCATGCCGGGCGATGAGGTGGTGCGGGCGTACTTCCGGCTCGCGCTGAACACGGCGAACATGTCGCTTCAGCTATGGATTGGCCCGACGAACGTAACGACGGCTCTCGGCGGCCCGTGGGACCGGGCCCCGATGGAACTTGACGTGACGGCATACGCGCGCGGCTCCGGCACGGACCCCCGCGTCTATGCCTCCATGTTCAACGCCGGCGCGGGGACGACCATCACGGAGTATCAGCTCATCGTGGAGGTGCTGAGGCGACGATGACCGGAAACCGGAACACGGCAGCGGGTGGCGCGGTGGAGCGCCGGGTGAGCGGTGTCACGTGACGAGCACGAGGGGATCGGACGTGCGCCGGCGCAATCGGCGCGGGCCGGCACGGGTACTCCGCGAGTCGTGGGACGTGATTCTGAGCGTGTTCGGGCTATGCGGGGTTACGGTGACGTGGCTCTCGCCGGCGCTCGGGTTCCCGGAGCTTCAGAGCGTGACCGCGTGGGTGGTGTTCGGGGGGGCGTCCGGCATCCTCCCGGCCGGCCGCGTGGCGGAGGCGCTACTCCCGGCGGGCCGGACGACGAACGGAGACGGCGACAGATGATCCTTCACCGGGTGAAGCTGGGGCTCGTGGTGGGATGGGCGAGCGTGTCCGTCGTCGTCGCGGGGCTTCAGATGACGGGGAGGATCGGATGAGGTGGCGCCGGCCGTACGATGGGCCGGAGCGACGGCTCGAGCACCTGCCGCAGACGTACCGGGGCCCGGAGCGCCGGCGCGAGCACCGCCGGGCAGCTCGAGCGGCGCGGACGATCGCGGCGCTCGCGACGGTGGCCGTGTTCGCGGCGATCGCGGGGCTGTTCGTGCAGCTCGAGCAGGAGATCGCTCGCGCGAAGCTGGCCGACGAGACGACGACGACCGAAGGCCGCATCGTCCGGTGCGTGGTGCGCGGCGTGCTCGAGCTGAGCGCGGACCGGGCACGGCAGCGCGGCGACCAGGGCGAGCCGGTGGTGCTCCCGGACGGGAGCGTGACCACCACGGCGGAGCTGTTCGAGCGCGTGATACTTCAGCTCGAGGACGAAGATTGTCCCCCCCTCGTGGTGCCGGCGGAGAATGAGCCTCCGCCACCGGGGGGGACGGTGAGGACGCCGGCGCGATCCCGCGGCGGCTGAACGAACGGAGGAGGAACGGATGCACACACACCTAACGATCCGGCCCCGTCACGGGCTATGGGAGCCGGGGCGCTCGTCTCGGATCACGCACGTGACCGTGCATTGCACGGAGGGGGCGACCGCGAAGGGCGCGGCCTCGTGGTGGCAGAATGCGGCCGCCGGCGGCAGCGCGCACGTCGTCATTGATGACGAGTTCCTGATTCGCGCCGTCAACGACGCGGACACCGCGTACCACGCGCGGGGGGTGAACGCGTACAGCCTCGGGCTCGAGATCGTGGGCTTCGCCCGCTGGACCCGTGACGAGTGGCTCGACCACCCGGAGCGGCTCGAGGAGGCCGCCCGGATTCACGCCGGGTGGTGCAACGCGTACGCGATCCCCCTCGTGTGGAGCACGCGCGCCGGGTTCCATTCGCACGCCGGCCTCCCCGGCAACGATCACACGGACCCGGGAGACGGGTTCCCGTGGGATGCGTACGTGGAGAACGTCCGGAGCTTCCTCGAGGGCGAGCCGGTGCGCGAGGGTGGGCGGAGCCTCCGGCTCTTCCTCCCGAACGGCAAGCGGTACGGCGGCTGGACCCGGGAGGAGTCTGCCGGGTTCGACGGGCCGGCTCTCGGGCCGGTGAAGTGGCTCGCGCGCCGGCGCCGTCCGGCGAAGCCGGGCACCGTGCTGACGTGGAAGGGCAGCCGGTTCGATGACCCGGCGGACCTCCCCGCGGTGGCGCGCACGATCCTGAACCGAACGGAGGACAGATGATCGACCCGAAGGCAGCGGCCGGCACTCTCGGCGGAGCAGCGGCTTCGCTCTTGTGGATTCTCCTCGCAACGTTCGTGGACGCGGTGGAGAGGATGGACGCCGGCGACCTCGTGACCGTCACGGGCGCCACCGCGGTGCTCTTCACGGCGGTGCTCGCGTACTTCACCCCGAACCTCGCGTCGAAGCTCCTCGAGCGCGGCGCGCAGCTCGTGGCGGCTCAGCCGACCGGCACAAACGTGGAGCTGACCACGGCAATGCCGGAGGGGCGTTCCGACCCTCACGAGGGAAGCACCGGCACCACGCCGGCGCCGATGTTCACCGCTCCTCCGGGCGTGCCCACGGAGTAGAAGCGACGCCGGCCCCCGGGGAACGGAGGACCCGGGGGCCGGCTCGCCGTGTGGCCGAAGGGGCCGGACACGCGGCGTGGGCCGAATCCTACGGCGGGCCGGCTCTCCCCACCACCGCGCCACCTCTCACCGTTGCGTTACGAAACGGGGAGGAGTAGCGTCGCGGTACGAAACAGCTCACAAGGGGAGAGCGACGATGGGACGTAACTACAGGGTGACCGCGGAGAGCACGGTGGCGGAGGTGTTCACCGTGTCT